TCATCAGCTACATCGATACCGACGTATGCCCCTACCTCGACGAGAAACAACGACGGGCAGTGCGGGTAAAAACACAGACCCACCGCTTCATCACTGGGGTGATCTCACTTGTCAAAAATCGGTCAGATGTACGGGTATCCCCTACCGACTTTGATATGCACCACGACTACAAACCCGTAAAGAACGGGGTAATCAATCTCATTACGGGTAAACTTCTACCTCATGACAAAAGGTGGATGTTCACCGGCATGCTGGACTTCGACTATACCCCAGATGCACCGCACCCATTTCTTGACAAATTTCTTGACACCGTTTTTCGGGGTGATGAGGAACTGATTCGCTATGTACAGGTTGCGTCGGGGTACAGTTTGACGGGTCGCACCGACTCACAAGCGGTGTTTTTCTGCTACGGTGACGCACAGAACGGCAAAAGTGTATTCGTCAACAAAATCCTTGCCCACATCGCCGGGCGCAGGTTTTCGATTGAGACGAGCGTCAATGCGCTGATCGAGAACCAATTCACCTCCAACGGCTCCAATACCGAGGTAGTGGGATTACGCACGGCGCGACTCTCCACCACGGCAGAACTGCCCAAGGGCAAGCGGTTTAACTCCGACCTCGTCAAGAAGCTGGTGGACGGTAGCCCCATCTCTGCTGCCGATAAGTACGAGAAAAAGGTGACGTGGAACTCGATCACCAAGCTTTGGTTCACGGGCAATCACACGCCCAACATGCGAGATGAAGACAACGGCATCTGGAGGAGATTTAAATTAATCCCCTTTGGACACACCATCACCGAAGCGGAGCGCATCGACGACACCGAAATCATGGCACGTATCCAAAAGGAGGAGGGCGCAATTCTCGCATGGATGGTACGAGGTGCTATGGCATGGTACGCCAACGGGAAGAAATTACCCGAGTGTAGTGCCGTGCGCAGTGGCATCGAAGAGCTTCGTAAAGAGTCCGACGTGGTCGGCTCATTTATCAATCAGGTATGCGACACCGACAAAGACAACGAGCTGGGCATGTTTGTACGCAAGGACCTCGTGTGGGTACTTTGGCAGTACTGGACCAAGTTCAACAACGAAAAGGCGAGTCACAATTTAACTCGTATCCAGTTCGCCAAATCCATGGCCACGCGTTTTAAATCAGGCAAGGCCGGGGAGAATTTCTACCTTGGACTTCAGGTGCGGTCCGACTACATCAGCGACCTGGTAGGCATTGCCGGATCACTGCCACTCGCCCTTGCCCCTTACACCGATATCACCAAAATCACCAACCGCATAAACAGCGAGGTGGAGGTAATGGGTGATGACGAGCCCACGCCACCGCCACCCACACTACCACCGACCACGCCGATACAATCGCCCATGGCCATCGAACCTCGCATTGACCCACAAAGTCTGCACGGCAAAATCCTTGCGGTGATTTGCACCCATGCCGTAGAAGGGATTTGGGGCACCGATGTGATTGAGCGTGTGGGCTTTAGTGGACGAGGGGAGAAGGTTTTTGACGCCCTGTATGAGATGATGGAGCAAGGGCTCATCAAAAAGCAGGGCAACACATGGCACCCAGTACTTGAGCGGTGATGACATTCATCACTGCACGCTGATAAGGAGATTTTATGTTGTATACCTGCCGAACCTGTAATCTGGTCAAGAAGTCCGTGGACTTTAGTCACACCGTCAAAATCTGTCTTGACTGCTGTAAAAACATCGTTGCGGTGCTGACTCGTGTTGACCACGAGGTAGAGGCTATGGGGCAAAAGTACGTGCAGATGTTTGCCGACTTGAGTGACGCCGACACGCTGATTCTTGACCGCATCCTCGACGCCTACCAAAAAGTGAGTGACATTGCCATGCCTGCCCAGCGTCGCAGTGCGCTGGAGGCATTGGACGCACGCACGGGTCGCACCATCATGCGTGGCGGTGAGCTGGCAGAAGCGTTGGCCGTGTGGGTGGCGCACAAAGAGCGGCTGACAGTGCTGCAGGACGTAGTCTTTTTGTCTATCAATATTCGCCCGAATTCCGAGCTAGACAAGTGGGTGTCCGACTATGCGAAGCGCACGCGTCGATAAGAATCAAGAGCAGATCGTGGAGGGGTTGCGCCAAATCGGGGCCAGCGTGCAATCCCTCGCCACGGTCGGCAAAGGGGTACCCGACCTGCTTGTCGGGTATCGTGGGAAGAATTGGCTACTTGAGGTCAAGGGTGAAAAGGGCGTACTCACCGGGCCACAGATTACGTGGCACGCTGACTGGAGGGGAACGGTACATGTCGTACGAGACCTTGGAGGCGCAATTAGCCTCATATCCGAAGCGGATTAAAAACAGAAAGTTCCTGATAATGGTTAAGTTGTGGGAAAAGTTGTTCAAGCATGTCATCATCTACGGCAAATACAGTTATCAGGCCTACGCACAAGACAGCAAGTACGAGCTTGTGCGGTATGGGGAGGATGGCGAGTACGACACCGTGATGATTGGTAATTTCTATCAGTGTGAGACGAAGCAGGACAAACTGCAGTACATCATCGATGATATCCGCGGTCTCGCAGACCAGCTACAGGAGGAGGTAGACAATGGCACTGCTTAACGATCACCAGATTGGAGACCTCGCATTCATGAGCGGGATGATTGCACCATTTGCGTATCGCCACGTAGGCGACGGCATCATCTCCTATGGGCTGTCGTCGTTTGGCTACGACATGCGCCTTGGGGCGAAGTTCAAGGTGATACACATGAATCGTGGGCAGTGTGACGTCATTGACCCAAAGCAAGCCGAGGGAATTGTGTTTGATGACGTCGTGGCAGACAAGTACTTTGATTTGCCGGCATTTTCGTACGCACTGGGGTACAGTGTGGAGCGGTTCAAGTTGCCACGTGAGGTATCAGCCATTGTCATCGGCAAAAGCACCTACGCACGATGTGGGCTAATGGTGAATTGCACCCCCATGGAGGCAGGGTGGGAGGGACATTTGACCATCGAATTGTTCAACACACTTGACACCCCCATCCGTCTGTACATCGATGAGGGCATTTGTCAGGCACTGTTTTTCAAGGGCGAGCCACCCATGACGAGCTATGCCGACCGCAACGGCAAATACCAAGGGCAAGGTGCCGAACCTATTACCGCCAAAGTGAAGCAAGGAGAAAACCATGAGTGATGATCACGCCATGACAATCGAGGTTGAGGGCGGGCAAGTGCGATTGTACGACTGGATGCACATCCCGCCTGAGCTCAAGTCCGTCAACGTTGCACGGTCGAGTTTTGCTAAGACCAAAGAGGTCTTCGACCCAAGCGACGAAAAGCTTTTGCGGTGGTTAGCGCAAGAAGCACACACGAGTCCATTCCGTCACTCGCCCATCACCCTGCACGTGCGCTGTCCCGAGATGGTCGCCAGACAATGGTATAAGCACATTGTCGGCACGGATTACACCTTCAAGGACACAGGCTGGAACGAGGTATCTGGTCGATACATACGCTACGCTGACGTGTATGTGCCCGATGTACTGCATAGTCAGGCCCCCAACAAAAAACAAGGGGCAAGCGAGGAAGTGCATGAGAAAAGTGATATGTACTTGGGGGAGTGGGAGATATTGTCAGACAGCATGATGAATCTGTATAACCGCATGGTGGACGACCGTGTCGCCAACGAGGAGGCTCGTATCATCCTCCCCATGGGACTCTACACCGAGTTTCACTGGACGGCATCGACGCAAGCACTACGACACTTCGTCTCCCTCCGCACCGCCAAAGATGCCCAAGGTCTCATTCAGCAGTATGCCCATGCCGTTGATACGATCTGCAGGCATCACTACGGTGTGCTATGGGATGCAATGGACGGCATGAAGTAGCCCTCACAATGGCAATGCCCCTCACACGATACACCGTGTGAGGGGCATTGTGGTATGTACTAGCTTCCCGTGAACTTCGGTGATACTTGGCAGATTTGGAGTATTGGCGACTCTGCTGCAGCGTCCTCTGCGACAACGGGCAGTGTAGTGTTTGCGCCAGACGCAAGAAAAAATGACAACTGATGATTTTTTTGTAGGTACTTCATGATGATACCGCTGTGATACGTCGTGGACGTGTTCTGTCCAACAAAAATATCCGTATTCACGCCATTAACTCGTAGGTACAGTCCATGTCCTACTGCGGCGGCAAAATTGAACGCCAAATTGATTACAAACATGCCGCCGGTGTTGACGGTGAAAAGTTGATTCGTTGCATCAACCGTAATACCGCTGTTGCGGATTTGGGTGTTAAACGTCAGCACCGTGCCCGTTGTCGTGATACTTTGCGTGGCATTGTGCGTCCATGTGCCACCGCAGGCGTGCAAGGGCTGACGACTTAAGCCGTCTACCTGCCGCTGGGTATGCACGAGGGCTCCAATAATGTCATCAGTTGGCATACTCTAACTGTACTTTCACTATCTCGATACCGCTTTCATCCATGGACAAGGTCACACTATTGACCTGCATTACCACAATCTCGGTGACCAAATCCACGCTCACGAGGTCGCCAATCGAGTAGTGTAGCCCGTACAACGTAGAGGGTGTTTGCTGGACGTCGATTTGTACTGACTCTACCGCCTTTGCCATCTCTTGGAGCTTGGCATCACCGTAGGAGTTGAGGAATGCAGTGTTATTGCCTGCCGTGGAGACGTCAAAGAATGCCTCACGACTGCTCAACTCGGTGAGGACGGGTGATGGACGAACCACCCGAATCGTGGCGTTGGAGGTGCCCTGTCCTCTGACGATGGCCTGTGTATACGACTGTGTCTCATCGATGACACGAGAGAAATTGTTGATGGTGCCATTGTCGACACTGAGGGTCACCGTGCCACTGCGATCATAGGCAAGGGTGGGACTGCCGACATTGAAATCAAAGCCACTAGTCGCCTTGTCCCATAGGAACGCAAAGTCTACATTGCCCTGCAGTGCCACCTCTTGTATGGCAGTGAGTACGTTTTTATACGACATATCCGATACGGTGAGCACGTTACCCAGCCCCGTGGTGGTGGCAGATACCCCGGTGATGAGTCCACTCACCGCACGGTCGGCAATGCCGACGGTGACAGAATCAGTGCCCAAGTTTTTGACCAAAATATCGTTGATGATTGTACTTGCGGCTTTGCTTGTCCATTCGGAGTGATTCTGTTTGTCTTCGTTGTAGGCAATGATGCGGTAAGAAAGGATATACTCCCACCCAAAGGCGACCACGTCCCACAGTTTCTGCCGACCATATTTGAACGTGGTTTTCACGACGATACCGCTGAACTCCAACGTCAGCGGTATGCCAATGTCGAGATTTGCCCGATACACCTCAATACGACTGCCCGTGACGAGGTATTGCTGGAGCGGTGAGGTATAGGGTACAACGATGCCCAGTGTGTCATATCCATTGACCACCTTCGCCACCTGCACACTGCCAAAGTCGCTTGTGAGTCCTTGCAAAACCCCTGCGGAGTTGTAGATATAGACGTTGTACTCGACAGCCATAACGTCTCCTTATCCGAGAAAGGCAAGCGCGGTGGTGAGCTGTGCATACGTGCGACTTGCACCGCTGTTCTGGTAGAGATACAGACCGTAGGCGGTGTTTGCGGATAGGTTCCCCTGCCATGTATACGACTGAATCACCGTGTTAGCAGTAAGCCCGAGGTAGGTTCCCGGGTTGACGAGGGATGCGGCGGTGGCTCCACTTGGGAGGTTTGTGGCACCTGCTAGCGGAAGCCCAAAACGCATCCAGCGAGAGCCGGTGGCGTTGGTGTCCCATGCCATCGATGCAGTAAAAAGATACACACCTCCCCGCTTGACCATGTACTCCCCTGCGGAGTTGGCAGTGATAATCCCCTGTGTACTTGAGGTCACATCGCCCGTCATTGGTGCCGCGACTTCGGTGACGTTTGCGACCGTGCCACTCATACCGGTATTGACAATGGCTTCTGTGTAAGGCAGGGTGGGGTTTGTCGTCCATTCACGGCTTGACTCATCGATTGCAGTGATGGACGCCGACGCATTGATTGTGATGGTGGCAAGGATGACGTCGGTAGTATTCGAGTAGTTGGCAGTGGTGATGAGTGCGGTACGCACCGTGCGCGCGGCAATGGTGGTCGTGGTTGCGCCGGTGCCTTCACTTCTAATCACCGTCACTGCTGAAGCCGTGTTATTGACGCGATTCACGAGGTAGTATGTGCCCGATCCGATGCCGACCGTGGTAAGCACGACGCCGGAGCCCTCGTAGTAAAAGCCTTGATTAATACACGCATAGGTACCAATGGTCAGATTGGTGGTAGACACCCCCGACACGGTGGGGGACTTGGTGGTCTTGACGAACACGCCGTTGGTACGGGACAACATCCCGGCAAACATCGATACGACACGGGCGGACGAGTAGCCACCGACGGTGCCGTCACCCGTGCCGGTCGTCATCCCAAAAGACTGCTCCACAGCTGGCATAG